CCGCGCCGATCGGTGTCCGTGCGGGGTTCCTTGGACGGATTGTCCGCGCCGGGCGGAGTTGCAGGGCAAGGTGCGATGGATGTGAAGGCGCACGCCGAGCGGGAGAGAATAGCCCGATGGATGATTGCGAACAGCTTGGCCACCGGCCACGGCGATACGGTCGAAGACCTACTGGGCGAGGCTGCGGGGCAGATCAAGGAATTGCGCGCTCAGAACGCCGAGCTTGTGGCGGCGCTGGCCGAGGCGCGCAAACATCTTCACGCCATCCGTCAGCATCCGGCGTATGCCGCCTATCCGCAACTTATGCGCCAGATCGACGCCGCCCTCGCCGTACACCCCACTCCCAGCGCCGGGAATGAGGGCTCACTGAGCACGAAGGAGGGAAGAGATGACCGATGACACTCCGGGCCTCTGCACGACATGTGGGTTACACCCGCCATATTCTGATTGTGTGCATGGGGGTTGCCCTCATTCGAAACGCCGGAATGAGGGCGGGGCGGACTATGAGGCGAAGGCGCGCGACGCTATCAGGCGCAAGGTTCTTGAGGCGACGCCTGTTCCTCTCACAGGGACCGTTAGTATCGCCTATGGCCCTCCGATGGTCATTGACGAGGAAGCGACAGTTGCAGCAATCGTCGTCGCCCTAGCCCAAGCCGCCGCAGACGAGCGGGAGCGGTGCGAGGCGATTGCACGAGCGGAGGCTAAGAGGGCCGTTGGATTTCCTCGCGGCTTCTACGCGGCCGAAAACATCGCCAACGCCATCGCCGCCCTTGCTGAACCGAAAGTCGGATGGACCAAAGCCGCTCGATCCGTTTGGTACAAGGACGCTTCCAATCCAAATGCTCCAGAGATTGTGGACGATAATCTAAAATTGAACGAATGAAAGCCTCTCCATGACCCAAGATGAATTGCCAATCATCATCCTCTGTGAGCGGTGTGGCTCGGAAGGGTTTATTGAACATGGCCACCCTAATGCTCCAGACGCCGAATGGGTCGAGCCGTGTCTATGCTGCGCAGGAACCGGGCGCGAGGAAGTTGAGGGTGAATTGATCACATTGGAGGATGCAGATTTCTTGGCGGGAGGCGAGCGATGAGCCCCCTCGTGGAGCGGATCGCAAGGAGGCGCGCGGCCCAAAAAATGGGTCTTCTTAACGACCCTCTTGGTGAACGATTGCCGGACGAATTGTGGCGACAGGCCGCGCCAGAAGCAGAGGCTGAGTTGGGGGGAAATGATCCCAAGTCGATAAAGAGCAATTATGAATTTCCGGCTGATCTGATCCGCCATTGCGAGCAAGAGGCGCTCGACGCCGTCGCGTCAGACACAGCGGGTCTTGTCCGCGCCGTCCTCCGCGCGAGCGGCTACGCCGAGCTGGTGGCGGCGCTGGAGGAACTGCGTGAGAGGATAATGCAGGGCAAAGGAAATGTGGGCCATGTCGCTTTGATCGACGCCGCCCTTGCCGCCGCAGGGCATGCGCCAGGGAGTTGAGGCCAATGGCTCGTCGGCTTGCGATCGGCTCCCGCCACGTTCCGCCGCCGCCGTGGGACATGCTGATCCCGGACTGGGACGCGGTTCACCCGATGCCGCCGCCGACCGACATGGCGGCCCTCGCCTACAATCCGTTGGACTATCGGACTGGCCCCCGGGGCCGCGCGCCGTCGCCGGAGGCTCGCGCCATCGTGGCGAGGATGGCGGGGTTCGGCTTCCCGGTGACCAAGATTGCGCGGTTGACCGGTTTCCGGCCCTCGACGCTCTACCGGGTGTTCCGCGAGGAGCTGACGACGGCGGCCGATCTGCGCGACCTCGACGTGATCGAGAGCGCCTACCATCAGGCGGTCGGCGGCCCCGAGAAGAACTACCGGCATGCCGACGCCAGCATGACGCGGTTCTGGCTTGGCAAGCGGCTTGGGTGGCGTCAGCCGACGGCCTATGATCAGGCGCGCAACAGTGTTGAGGTGGATCTCGACAGACTTTCCGACGAGGAACTGCATGAGCTTGATCGACTCATTGGCCGGGCGAGTGACGAAGACCCAGGTCCAGGAGGCTCTGAGGCGTAGGGCCTCCGATCAAAACGCGAGGAACATGGACCGCAGCATCCCTGCGGTCAGAGCCCGCAGCGAGCGCAGCCTGTACAATTTCGTCAGGGAGGCGTGGCATGTTTTGGAGCCAGCGACCGAGTTTGTCGCGAACTGGCATTTGGAGGCGGTATGCGCGCACCTGGAGGCGGTGACCGACGGGCACATAACCAGACTGCTGATCAACATCCCTCCGGGTTCGATGAAGAGCTTGCTCGTCTCTTCTTTTTGGCCCGCCTGGGAATGGGGGCCTCGCTCGATGATGAGCTTGCGCTACTTGACGACTTCGTTCGCCGAGATTGCAGTTGGCAGGGACTGTCGGCGGATGAGAGATCTGATTTTAAGCGATTGGTATCAGAAACACTGGCCAGATGTCGTGCTGAGAAGGGTGGGGGAGTTCAGCTTCGAAAACTCGATGACGGGCTCGCGCGATGGTATTCCGTTTGGCAGCCTGACCTCAAAAAGAGGCGACCGGCTGATCATCGACGATCCGCACTCGGTGATTCGGGCCGAGAGCAAGATGGAGCGGCAGACGACGGTTCGGAAGTTCCGCGAGGGGGCGATCAACCGGCTCAATGACCAGAAGCGCAGCGCGATCGTGGTGGTGATGCAGCGGCTGCACTCGGGCGACATCGCTGGCGAGATCATGGACACCGGGATGGGCTACACCTGTCTGGTGCTGCCGATGGAGTACGAGAGCGGCAGACATTGTTCGACCGAGCTTGGTTTCTCAGACCCGCGCACGCTTGAAGGCGAGCTTCTGTGCTCTCGTCGCTGGTCGAAGGAAGTCTGCGACGACCTCAAGCGCGATATGGGTCCGGTGGGTTGGGCGAGCCAATACCAGCAGCGGCCGATCCCCAGGGGCGGCGGCATCTTGCCGTACAACGGCTGGGAGTTCTGGTCGAAGAGCGTGAGCCTGATCTACGGGCGCAGCGAGAATCAGTTCCCCGACTTCGAATATATCCTGGGCGTGGTTGATACCGCTTTCGGCGAGAAGCAGGAGAACGACTATAGCGCGATGGTGATCCTGGGAGTGTGGACCAACCTCTATGGCCAGCCCCAGGTGATGGTGGTGCATGTCTGGCGCCAGCGGCTCAAGTTCCACGACCTCGTGCAGGAGGTGATCAAGTGGGCGGAGAAGAAGCGCTGCGACCGGGTGCTGATCGAGAACAAGGCTTCCGGCATCTCGTTGTTCCAGGAGATCGTACGATTGACCCGGGACGAGAGCTTCAGCGTCCAGTTGGTCGATCCGAGCAAGAACGCGGCGGCCGGGGGCGGCACCGACAAGGAGGCGCGGGCGAACGCCGTCAGCCACCTCCTCGGCGAGGAGCGCGACGACGGCACGCGGCGGCCGGGGCTGGTCTGGGTGCCGTGCGTGACCCAGGCCGACGGGGCGACATGGCCCCGGACTTGGGCCGAGATGCTGATGGCGGAGGCCTCCGAGTTCCCCAAGGGGAAGCACGACGACTTGGTTGACAGCTTCGTCCACGGGTTGCGTTTTCTGCGACTGCGTGGTTTGGTTCGGCGGGCTCGCGAGGTCGAGGTTGAGGTCGAGAGTGCGCTCAGAGATCCAGGCACAGGACCGCCGCCGCTCTATCCGACGTGAGTACGGCCATCCTGACTTGCACTGCCCTTACGGCGACACGCGCTGCCCGATGATCTCGACCCTGCCCTGGTACATCAAGCTGGCCGAGTATCAGCGCAAGCGACCCGAGCAGCACCGCCGATGACCGACACCCTCGATGACATCGATCCGCCCTACCGCAGCGGCGACAGCGACAAGGCAGAGCGCAAGGTGACGCTGCCGACCGTCGAGGACGCCATGCGCCGGATCGACAGTGTGTATCTGAAGGCGGACGATCCATTTGCGCTCGATCTGATCGTCGTCATGCGCGAGATCGGGCGGCTGATGGCCCAGAACGCCAATCTTGCGGTGGCGCTGAGATATGTTCTTGAGGACGACGGACTGATGCCGCGCGCCACATCGGAGTGCCGCGATGTCGTGCGCGCTGCTCTCAAAGCCGCAGGACATCTGCCATGATCTCCACTGGGATTTTCATTCGCGTCGAGATCGGCGGCAGATGGCAATCGATCGACATCGGCGATACCCTGCCCCCTTGACATTCTGTCGCGCGATCTGAGACATTGACTTCCGCCGCTCACCCAAGCGTACCGGCCTCGTGTTTTATCCATTTTTCACGAGGAACTGGCGTCCCATCTGTATCTGCTGGGTGGACGAAAGCGGGAGGATGAGAGTGGGAGGGAAGGAGGGGGCCGAGTGTCTGCGGTCCCCTCCAGCCGCCAAGAGAAAGATCATCCAAGCGTCCCGCGCCGGTCGGAATTGAGAGGGCGGCGTGGCGTTAGGCGAACGAAAGCTTGGGTGCGGGAGGGGTTCGATAAGACTCACTGTCGGCCCCTCCCGAGTGAAATCTCGTGCAGGGCGAACAACCACGCTGGTCGCTTTGCGTGAGTAGGGGCCGACGAACGGAGCCCCCTTCTGTTCGTCGGCCCCGTCCCATTGCGGTGATTGGAAGATGCGCGATACGAAGCACGCTGCTGAATACCTCTGCCTCGGGTGCGGCAAGGGGCTCGACGGGTCGATGAGTGTCAACAATGACGCCACGCCGTCGCCGGGCGATCTCTCGATCTGCTTTTATTGCGGCCATCTCCAAGCGTATGGTGATAATGGGTTTAGGGCGCTTACCGATGAGGAAATGGCGGATGTTGCCGGTGATCCGATGATCTTGCGGGCGCAGGCGGCGCGAGCGGAGGCGATGGAGAAGAGAGAATGGCAGAAACGAAAACAGAACCGCTGACGATCGAGCAGGCGCAGACGATCCTATCGCGCGCCGCGCGCAGCGTCGGGCGCGTCTACGGCGTCGGCTTGAGCGTCGGCCAGCAGAATGACGCCCTGGTGTTCGTTGAC